GATATGCTTAATATGATAAACAGAACAAGTTGGAGGAACATTGCAGAAAAATACGAGAAAAGACATCCATTTCGGTCTCTTTGAGAAGAAATGTAGAAAGTGCAGTCACAGATCTCACTGTGATGAAGAATGCGTTAACTGCTATAATGATATATGCACAGGATGTAGTTGTGAAAAATGCGATCCTGAAGGCATATTGGCTCTGGGGGGTGGAGTCGAACCACCACGTCGTTAGACAGCGTATAAACAGTACGCCGCGTCTACCAATTCCGCCACCCCAGATTAAATTATGCTGCTTTATCTGCTCTCCATTGTTCAGCCCTTTCAACAGCAGCAATCATTCTTGTCATACCTATACCACCACCTACTCTTGGAAAGAAATCCATGGCTAAAAAGTCCTTGAGTTCTTGTTCAACTCTATCTTTTCCAAATAATTTGTAAAGAAGTTCTGCATATTTACCCTCACTAATCGTATGGAAAGTATGAGACATTTGTTCTTTGTCAGTGCTTCTTTCTGCAGATCCTATTGTTTCCATACCATTTAGTATTACATCAATCTTTTTACTTGTCAATTGATCATCATGTCTTGACATGTTCCAGAATGGCGATGTAAATTCTGGAAAGTTTGTAATCATACCCCAGCCAATTTCGTCTTCGTGCTCGTTTTCAAGCTCCTCAACTTCAAACTGATCTTGCCACTCTTTATAAGTTCTAATATCAAGTTCAGGAAAGCCAAGGTATTCACATAGTTCAAGTTCCATTGCTTTAAGATCGTTTACATCTCCTGGAAATTCAAATTCAAACATTGGAAATATCGTTTCATGTCTACCTTCAACTGGTCTTGGTTCCTGTCTATAACTAGTGGAGACACAAAAAAACCCGTTCTCTGACGGGTTAGTTAACAACTCATATTCGAGCCACATCTGGCCCGTTTGTGGAAGTGGCCATATATTACCATTGTATTGATATGTAGCCACTGTTTCTGGGTCTTCACAAGCTGCCAGTATACTCAATCTATTTTGTGTATGGACTTCATGAAAGCCTTTAGATAAAAAAAAGGACCTTAAAAGGTCCACTGTTTTCGTAAATTTTTGCGGTTTTATAAGCGATGTCATTGTTCTTTCTTTCTACTAATGTTGCACAATTGTAGTATATATAAGATTTTTTTAAAAAAAACGTTTACAAATGAAAAAAAATATGGTAGAATGGTTATTATGACAATGCATTTAGTTAGAGGTATGACGTCCCTCAGTACAAAAAGACGCAAAATGAAAAAGAAGCCTGGTTGGAATAAAGCCTTATTAGAGCATGAAAAGTTTCTAAAAAAGATGGGTGTTGAAGACCGTCCTAAGTCAAACTTTAGAACAAATATTCCTGACTATTCAACTCGTGAAACAGCTCCAACATCAAATAATATCGGTAATGGAATTAAGAAAAACATAAATACATATACTGGAGATCAGATAATTGGTATTAGTGCTATGCATAAATCAAATCTGGTTCCAGTATCGAATAAAAAGAATGCAATCGATATGGCAAAAATGAGGAGATAATGTTTACTATAGAACATGACCATGATGAGACTGTTACAACTGTCTTGGACAATGATGGAAAATATGAAGATCTTCAGTTAATTATAGGTGATAAATCTGTATATATAAGACAATATAACCACGGAAAAAAGACTTATGATTTAATTGAAATATCACCGCTCATGTTTCAGGAATTATTGAAGTCTATGGAATATCCGGAAGGTTCTTATTTGACCACCGCAAGATTTCAACCAGACAGGACAACACCGAATGGCACGAAAATTTATTGACGTCTTAAATGACGGCAAATTGATAATGTGGCTAGATATATCCACATACTGTAATGCAGGCTGTCCTGCTTGTCATAGAACTGATAGAGTAGGACTTGGTAGTCAAAAGTGGTTACCTTTAGTACAATGGTCATTCGAACAATTTAAATTTGCCTATTCCAAAGATTTCATAAAGAAAGTACCTAAGTGGGAAATATGTGGAACTTGGGGAGATCCAGTTATGAATAAAGACTTGTTTGAAATTTGTGAATATATAACCGCAAATTCCTCAGGTGAGGTTGCTATCGATACTAATGGTAGTATTCGTCCTGTAAGTTGGTGGACTAAGTTAGGAAAGTTACCTAATATTTCTGTTAATTTTGCGATTGAAGGAATAACACAAGAGATGCATAGTCACTACAGAAGGAAAACTAATTTGTTTAAAATACTTGGAAACATGAAAGCTTTTACTGATGCTGGTGGGGAAGCTCATGTGTTTTGTGTTATTCATAAACATAATCAAGATTATCTTTTTGAAATAGAAGAATTATGTAGAGAATATGGTGCTAAATATTTTTCATGGAATGAATCAAATAGATTTCAATATGGACCTAAGATGCATTTTATCAGTGAGACTGGTGAAAGGACTTATCTAGAACAAACTGATGGAAATTATAACAGTCCAGGAAAAATAAGAAATAAAGGTATGATGGTTGATTACAAAACTAGAACAGATTTTCAAGACGTTGCATTAAAAGTAAAAGAAGCTCAAAAAGAAAAAGGGGGAACCTGGTGGCAGTAATAAAATGTAGGTGGCTCAATAAAGGAAGAATAGTGGTAAATCCTGATGGACAAGTATTTCCTTGCTGTTATTTTGCAAATAATCATTACTTTACTGAGAATGACAATACATATAATTCAAGAGGTCATGGTACTGATTGGTGGCATAAAGATCCAGGTCAACAAGTAATGGCGAAGTATGAACAAAATAAAAGTCATTTAAATGTAAATAATAAAACTATAGAAGAAGTATTGTCGCATGAATGGTACGAAAAGACGTTGCCAGAATCTTGGGAAAAACAAGAAACTAGAGATGAAAGGTGTATAAGATATTGCCAAGTTGAGCATGAAGGAGTCGAATTATATGACTAGGGTAATATTTACAGTTTATATTGATCCTAATGAAATTTATAACGGTGATGCTGATTTTAAATCTTCGCAACTTGCAAAAAATTATAATGCGCTGACTCACAGGCAAGAAGAATACGCTAAAAAATGTGGGGCTGATTATAAAATATACAAACTTGATGACATGTATAAGATCTTTCTCGATAACTTAGATGAACATGGTGTATTTGAAACTCAATATCAGTGCATTCAACATTACAAGCACTATATGATGAGAAACCTATGTAATTCATATGATGAGGTACTCTATTTAGATCTAGATGTTTTTATCAACACTGATGAAAATATATTTGAAACATTTGATTTAAATAATGGATTTGGAATTTATGGTTATACAGACGATAAAGAAAAAGATGTCAAAAATCTAGAAAAAGGATTGTTATCATATATTCCAGTAACAACTAGTGTTTCAGTAAAAACAGCGGCAATGATATCTTTATGTAGTCATGCAAATTGTACTTTTCCAAACTATGTATTTAATACTGCGGTAATGCTAGGTAATAAAAAATTGTGTGATGAGATAGACTATTTTAATGAGCTAAAACACGTAAAAGAAACTCTAGATGAACTTAAAGAAAATGACAGTTGGTGGGCTGACTATATACGTAATTATTTTACTGTTAATAACGAAACGGCGTTTTCATATTTAGTTCATAAGAAAAAAGTAAAATGGCAGTCATTGGGTGAAGAATGGCACTATCCGTACAATTCAAGAAATCGAGCGCGTGAGATACCAGATAATTCTAAATTTATTCACGTAATCAATAAAGACTTTATAAAAGTATTTGCAAAAGCTAAATACTGGGAGTGGTGTTACATATGATAGAAACCCTCGTAGCACTTTGGTTGATAGAAATAACTGTTACATTTTTGTCACACATTAAATAAAAAATAAAAAAAAATCACTTTTATTGAAAATAATCGTTTACATTCTCTTCTTTTTATGGTAGATTAATAGTATAAGGTAAATAAAAAAGGAAGATAAATGAAAGATATTTTTGATTATAAAAATGTAATAGACATCCTAATCGGTATGTCTTCTGAGCAAAAAGAAGTTTTAGCTCAAAAGCTTGTAGATAGATTTCCTTCAACCACTTATGATTTTGCAGCTGAACTAATGATCAAGTTGCAAGACAAAGAAGCTGAAGAA